GTTGCTGGGAAGGAGATTGAAATCAACGTCTATCCTATCATCCGGAAATTCTGATTGAGCCAACAGGATATCGCAGAAAAGCGACACTATGATCGCTATCATGGGAACAGAAAATCTACTCATCTATGATCCTTGATTCAAATTAGTTGTTTACTTTGAGCATCTGGGTTCCGACACTTGTGCAAGTCAACCACACGCGCACAGCAACGTTGAAGCAACCCTGTGCATCCTTGGTTGCCATTTCACACTGCCAGCCGTTTGTTGAAATTGGTTCAGAAGCGATCAGATTTGCGCTTCCCACAGAATCAGTCGTCCAGCGATGTTCGCAACTTCCTGCGATCACATTTGGGTGGGATGCTGGGCATTGACCCCAGTATTTCGTGAGGTAGCTTCCGCCTTGGCTGCGACATTCCCAGTCAGGGCGAATAGTTTCGCTGGTCGTGACGACAAGCAAAGTTTGCGACTTGAGCCCATCGAGGCATCGGGGATAAATCGAAGCACCTGCTACGCAACCTTCTCCGGATGGACCGGTTGCACCCGCATCGCCCTTCAGCCCTTGAATACCTTGGATTCCCTGATCACCTTTATCGCCTTTTCCTCCAGATGAGCCTTGGACGCCCTGGATGCCCTGATCACCTTTTTCGCCCTTTGGTCCCTGTGGACCGGGGACACCGGTATCGCCCTTGTCGCCCTTTGAACCTTGAATCCCCGGAATCCCTTGGTCGCCCTTCTCGCCCTTGGCCCCTTGGGTACCTTGATCACCCTTGTCACCTTTCGACCCCTGAACGCCCTGAATCCCTTGGATGCCCTGATCGCCTTTGTCTCCTTTAGGGCCTCTAAGAGTTTCCAAAGCGATCTGGTATTCGCCGCACAGAATTTTTCCCCCATCGATTTTGCAGCCCGCACCGGGATCTCCCTTATCGCCTTTGGGACCTTTCGCGCCTGAGAAACCTTGAGGCCCTCTAAGGGACTCAATGGTTATTTGAGTTGCACCGCAGACTAAATTTCCGTCAGCGATCCGGCACCCATCACCCGTATCACCCTTGACTCCCTGTGGCCCAGATGGCCCGGTGTTGCCAATATCTCCTTTCGGGCCCTGGATTCCCTGCGGCCCGCGTGAACCTGCTGGGCCTTGCGCCCCCTGATCTCCCGTGTCACCTTTGGGGCCACGCAGGGATTCCAGGGAAATTTTGTAATCTCCGCAAACGATATAGTCGTCAGCGACTTTGCAGCCCGTGCCTTGGTCACCCTTCGGGCCCTGAACACCTTGCGGACCCCTTAGATTCTCGTTGCTGCCGAGCCATATCCCATTGTCACTGATGATCGGTTTTCCGCCGACGTACAAGCTTTGGACGTTTGTCTTGCCCTTGATGCTGGTGTTGCCGGAATCCACGTTCAGAACAATGGCAGGTGGGCAATCATCGGGTGTATCGCAGCGTCGAACACCTTTCGGTTTGCGGCGGATAACAATCGAACGGCCACCCGTTTCATTCACGAATTCGTTTGAAGGGAATAGATTGAAGTCAACATCAATCCTATCGTCTGGGAATTCGGACTGTGCATAAGCAGTTCCGAACCCCGACCCAAACAGCAATGCAATCAGCAATAACTTTCTACTCATCAATTTTCCTTTCGCACGTTACTTTGTCGATAAATCCTGATCCGTTTTGAGCGTATTCGACCTCTGATACGATCCAGATTCCATCGACTTCTGCTCGAAATCCTGAGATATCCAGCTCTCGTTCAGCATAGATTTCGAGCGTTCCTGGCACTTCAAAGCTCAGGGTCGATGACCGTCTTTTGATCTCCCTGAACTTTGCGTTCGCCGCCTCCCTTGCAGTAGATTCATCTTTCAAGCAGTATCGAAGATCATGAAGGCTCCCTTCTTTTCCAATGACGATGCTTTTCCGTCGTGTGTGTCTTGAATTCCAATAGTGCGCGCGAACGCCTGTGTATTTGCTCGCGGTGTCCGTTTTGAATGCGATGTTTCTGGCTTCGGTAATCTTGTAAGGCTCGATTTTCTTTCCGGATGCTGATTCACCCCGCCCACGTCGGAGGAAGCCAAGCTTCTTCATTTGAATCTTAAAGATCGCGTCATGTCGTTTGGCGAGACGTGTGAGGAATGCCATATCGCTTTCAGTTTGGTCTTCATGTGAAATCGTGATCGAAGCGAAAGCTTTCGACACGGATGGTTCAAGCCCGTGTTCCTTTGCGATAGCGTCTACGATGGCCTTGAGACTGCGGGATTTCCAGGACCGCTCACGCTGATTCATGAGCGCACCGTATTGATCAGCTGCGCTGCCCTCAATTGACAATTCCGCTGGGTCAATCTTCAGCGAGACAGGCTTGATAGCAAAACTGCCGACCTGAACGAGCCGGTCTTCATAGCCAAGGGCAACGTGTAGGATTATTCCAGGCTTCGGCAATGCAATGGGTGGCTTGTCCCTCAGCACGATCTGTAGGCTGTCATCGGCAACCCCCGCGCGGTCTTTCACGGTGATGCCGATGAGTCGCTTGGCGATTTCTGAAGTCAAATCTCGATCGTCCGTCCATACTCGGAATGCTGGCTTCATCAGTCGAAAATCCTATTCACGCGGTCAATGGAAACAGGTTGTTGGATATCCGGCAACGAAATCGATACACGTTGATCGAGCTGGGACACGCGACCCAGGTTGTCAAACAAGTGCAGAACCGAATGATTGGCACGCATAACAAGCTCGACTACGCCTTCCGTGAAGCCGTAGTGATCGAAGCAAATTCGATCGAGTTCATCACCTTCCTGGAGCTCATGTGAGGTTGCCATACTGCTCCAAATCGAGAGTGAACTCGATCAACTGAGGGACCCCGTTGTCGAGGAAAAGGGTTCTAGTTTCTTTGATGCTCTTGATAACCCACCAGCCCATGTTCTGACCGATTTTGCTGTCAGTCATGATCAGAAGATATGGCTTGCCGGCCTTCGCCATCTCTCTAAGCTTTGCTATTTGCCCGAGTCCTCCGCGATGATGCGGATAGATCTTCCCCGACAGTGTTAACTTTTCGGAATCCGGTCCCAGAAACTGCTTGGCTGGTAGTTGCCCAAAAAGCTCGATCGTGACCCATCGGTAGCTGGATTCTCGATCGATTTTTCCGAAAGTCGCGGTATTGGGTTCGAATACAAAGTCATCTAGTTTTGCGAGAAGACTTTTGCGCAATAGGGGAAGACTGATCATGTGCCGACCGGATCGAAAAGGTTGAAATTTGTCGAGTTGAAGCCACTGCGGACCTCTTCTTTCAAGCGCTTGGCGGTTTGCTGTGGCGCTGATTCACCCCCTTCGATCTTGATTTCTATATTTTGATGAAGCGTATAGTTAGATGCAGGCTTCGATCTTTGATGGTCTGTGGCAGCCTGAGAAGGTGGCAATGGCGGCGTTGGTATCTTGAACTCCGAGAAGTCGAGTCCCCCCTTGGACTTTGGCTGACCCGCCAGCGATCCACGCCCGAACGTGGCGAATGCTGATTCCATATCGAGAGTCGATATCGCGCCTAAACTCTGACCCAGCGCATTCTGAGAATTGGCTGCAGATGGAGAAGGCATCTGCTGATCAGCAGGGCTTCGGCTTATTGGGTGAGCAGCCTTTTCCGGCTGTACCCACGTATCAAGATTCAGACTGGACTCAGGAAACCGGAGGACTTTGCCGTGGTGCTCGCCCTGGGCATTTGTACGATCAAAATTAAAATCTCCCTTGGCGGATTTTTGTTTGTTCTGGGACGTTTTCTTAGATATGAATTTTCCAAAATCATCCGACTCCCATTCGACCTTCTGTCCGATAGTTGGTACCTGAAGGACTGGGGTGGTAGCAGCTTCTCCACCAAAAAATTCCACAATTGAATTCACGATTGGTTTGATTGAATCCCAGAGAGAAATGAAAAAGGCTTCTACCTCTTCCCAATTCTTGATGACGGCATATGCTCCGAGTGCTAAGGCGGCGATACCCATGATGATCAGACCAACGGGATTCATTGTTGCAACCGCGTTCCAGGCGGCCTGCGCCTTTGTCACCAGATCAATTGCGCCAGCGCCGAGCCAGAGAGCCGATTTGTAGCCCAGGATTGCCGCTTTGTTTGCCAGGATCGCGACAGCAGCGAAGCCGACAACTTTCACCAACGTCTCGTGGTTCTGCGAAAATGCCGAGATTTGAAGGAGGACTGGTGATAGTGCTTCCATCATCGATGCGAGTGCAGGAAGGAATACGGAACCGACTGAAATGGCAACCGCCTCGACACCCGATTCCAAGGTTTTCCATTGCCCGATGGTCGTGCGATTCAATTTCTCGGATATTTCCGACGCAGAGTTGGTCTTGGCCAAGCCGTCAGCAAGATTGGAGAAACCCGCCTTTCCCTTCGCAGCTTCGAGCGCCAGATCGTGTATGCCGTATCGGGTTTTCGAGAAAAGTATGTTGATATGGGCAAGTCTCTGGGGTTCTGGCAATGATGCGAGAGCGCTTTCGATTTCCTTGGTGAGCTCATCGTATGACTTTGATTGCTTGTCGGAGCCCACAGTCGAAATTTTGAGAGCTTTCAGAGACGCTTGTGCTTGCTTCGTCTGAGTCTGAAGCTCGGTCTTGTCAATTTTTGGGGTGAATTTGAAGATTTCGCCAAATCGCTTTTCAAACTCCGAGCCTTTGAGGCCGTCGAAGACTTTGAAGAGTTCTTTAATCTGCGCGCCTTTCTCCATTCCTGAGGTGATCGAAACTCCGAATTTGTCGCTCAGGCCCTTTAGGTCATTGGTTGTAAGATCATCTTGAATTTTCTTGACCGCCGATCGGAAAGCAGGTGCCAGTTCCAGTTTTTGGATCTCGAATTCAAGGGAGCCGGAACCCGCCTTCTTTATCAGTTCAGTAGCACCGGCTGCGGCTTCTTCACCAAAAATTTTCTTGATGATTTCTGCTTTCTCAGCAGATCCCAAATGGGTCATCGCCTTGTCGATTTCTTTCAAAATCTCAGGCATGGGACGCAAATTTTTGTTTGCATCCATGGTCTTTATTTTCAATCGTTCTAACGCGTCTTCCGCACCAGCGGGCGGAGCCGACAAGCGGTTATACATAGCTCTTAGCGCTGTCCCCGCCATGCTTCCCTGCAAGCCCACGTTGCCGAGTAAGCCAGCTTCTGCGGACACCTCTTCAATCGATGCACCCAGCGCGCTGGCGATGGGAGCGACGTATTTCATAGTCTCGGCAAGCTGCCGGAGGTCTGTGTTGCTGGAAATGAATGTCGCTGTCATCGTGTCGGCAACACGAATTGTTTCTGTTGCGTCCAAGTTGAATCCCGCCAGCATATTGCTGGCCATTTCCGCTGTTTCTGCTAGATCGGTTTCGCCGGCAGCTGCGAGGTTCAATACACCTTCGAGTGAATCGAGAATTTCCTGAACTTGAAAGCCAGCCTGGGCAAGGTAAGACTCCGCAGACGCAGCCTGTGACGAAGAGAAGATCGTCTTGTCTCCAAGCGCACGGGCCGCCACCTCAAGTTTTTTCATTTCATCTGCATTGGCCATGGTTTGTGCGCCCACTTTGGCCATGCTGTGCTCGAATTCGGCAGCTATGGTGATGGGCTTGCTAAGCGCGTAACCGAAGGCAGCAACTTCAAGACCGGTCGCAGCAATCTCGCCGCGTAGCTCTTTCTGCCTCTCCTTCCACTTGTTGGATCGTGATTGAGTCTCAAAATTCCGACTGACGTTGCTGAGCTCTTTAGCGAGCTTTTTGTGCTCACCGGTAAGGTCAGCGACGTTCCTCCCGTCCTTCGCCAAAGCTGTTTCATGGGCCTTGATGGCACTGGTATTGCTGTTGAACGCAGCTTTCGCAACATCGAGGGTGCCTTGCGCTTCTTTGAGCCTCTGCTTATGATGCTCAATCGAATCATCATTCTGTCTCAGGGCCTTTTCGTTCGCTTTTGTTTCGCGGGTATGATCCTGGAGCGCTTTGCGAGCATCGTCGTATCCCGACTTCTGTCGCTTGACCTCCTTCCAAGCTTGTTGGATAGCCCTATTCTGCTCCTTGGTCGCAGAACCAGTGGCTATTACCTGATCTTCCAGCGCTTTGTGAGCATTCTTCGCATCCTGATACGCCTTGTTTTGCTTCGCGACTTCTCGGGTAAGCTGGCTACCCTTATCAGCAGCATCCTTCTGTTTGGCCTTTGCGGCGTCCAATGCATCTTGATACTGCTTGACTGAGTTTTCGGCAGTTTCCATCGCCTTGGATAGGGTCTGGGTTTCCGAACGCAGATCTTCAAGGCCCTTCATCGATGCTGATTGGCTGTTGAGGCGCTTCATCCGATCGGCGAGCGCTCCGATCCTTTCATCAGCGGTCGCAAAGGCCGAATCAAACGATTTTTCGAATTGACCGGCGATTGCTATGCTGATGTTTTTTACGGAACTCATTCGATATTCGTCCAAATTTCGCGCGCAGTTGGTTGAATGTCTGAATCACCTGTCTCTTCCGACAGTGATTCCAGCCAGAATCTGTATTCTCGGATGGTCATTTTCAGGACTTCTGGAGCACGGAAGCCGTATTCCCGATGCAGAACTCGAATCCCGCGAGCTAGCTTCAGCCTTTCGGCTGACGGGAGACTTTTTTTTGGCTCTGTTGAGGTTCGTCCGGAAAAAGCTTCGAGATCATCTTCGAGATTTTTGCAAAGTCTGTTTGTTTGACTTTTTTGAATGCCTCAATCGGCATGTCGCAAATCATTGCGCATAATCGGATGCCCAGTCGCTCTTTGGTGTACTGATCCCGATGTTCAAAATAGAAATCCTGGTGGCCAACCTCCAACTCGTCAGGAATTTCGACTTTGCTGTACGTCGTGCCATCGAATACAATAGGTTTTGAAAAGGTGAAAGTTGCCATTTCTTCCTCAAATCATGAGCGTATTGCGGTATTCTTCGGCGAAGTCGAATGCACCGAAGATGCAAATGTTATTTTCAATATCAATGTTGAAGATGGGGATCTTGTTCACTGTCAGGCTGTACCTTTGGAGGGCAAGCTCCAGGGTGAACGAACCGGACTTGTAGTCCGCGTTCTTATAGTTGATACCAGGGCCATTCATGGCGATGCCCTGTAGCACAACAAGAACTTGCTCCGGAGAACTGCCTTGAGCCTGGATTGCAGCAGTCGCGATCACTGTGGCAACTCTTCCCCGAGTCAGGCCGAACGACAGAAAAATATCGTCCGGACAATCGTTGATCTTGATCTTTGCTTCCATCTTCTCAAGAGCACACAGAGCAACCGGCAGCGTGCCTATGTATCCAGCGGTCTGACCGCCCTCTATGAATTTGGGGTCGGGTATTTCGATTTCTTCTGCCCGGGTTCGATAATCCAGGCCATTGATCTGGGTGGAGAATCCACGAAAAACGCGCGTCTTAGCCATTGCATTCCTCAGACAATATTCGACAAGTATTTGTCAGTTACGATTTCTTCAAAGGTCAGTCGCTCAGCGACAGGGGTAGGTGTGAACGCGTAGTAAAAGTGCGCGCTACCATTGAACAGCTCAGAGGGCGGGTTCTTCTCTTCGAGCGCGTAGCACTCCCCGCCAGCGATTGCACCCTCGCTCTGGAGCAATGCCAAGAAGTTGTTCACGGATGAGGTGACCGTGACAAAGTATTTCTTGGTGATTCCTTGGGCGACGGCCCATCGATGCGACGAGATCAGCTTTGCTTTGATCGCATTGCGAATGCGAAGTTTTTGCAACTGGTTTGTCTTCTGGTCGGTAGGATCACCACTGCCGCGAGCACCCCAAATCCGAAAGCCATCCTGCCTGACGAGCGTTGCCACTTGGTATGAGTTGAGGATCTGACCTTCAGATCTTGGATCATCCAAAGCAAATGCGATCGGACGCGAAGGCCCAATGATCCCCCGCACAACTTTGTTACTTGGGGATTCCCAGAATTTGAGCGTCCCCAGTACGCCGGCAGCGAAGGCACTGAGCGGCACATCGACAATTGCATCACCAACGGTGGCTTTTGCCTTTGGATGCAGGATATAGAGATTCGCTGCGCCATTCGCCTTGGCGTAATCCTGCTGCTTGGTTTTGTCTTCGGGCCCGTCCGCCAGAGCAATACCGTTGAGCCTCGTGGCAACGTCTTTCAGTTTTGTTACGACCGGATCTGCTAATACGTCAGCCATTCTTTAAGTCCTCGGAGTTGTGTTAGTTGCGGGTGTGACAGCGGGGGCCGATGGTGTAGCGGGTACCGTGGGAATCGTCCCTGTATGCCCTGGCGCGCAAATGATTTCCGGCTTGTAACCGGTGGCGGATTCCGCTTCCAGAAACGCGTCTATCGCGGATTGAATATCGGTCAGAGATTCTGACTTGGATCGCACGATAACGACGATGGGCGAACCCTGGTCAAAGATCGCCTGAGCAGCAGCGAACAGAGTTCCCCGTTGCCCCGTGCTTCCGGCTGGGAATATTGCCTTGAGGGCTTCTGGACCTTGAAAGAAGACAGTCGGCTTTTCTGCCACCAAGCTAGCGACCGCCGATGGAGCCGTACCCGTGAGTCCAATGACCCCTGTCCCCGGAATTCCGATTACCCGCAGCTCTGCGGTATTTTCCACGACCCGTATGCCGTGTATGTAGTCTGTGTCAGCCAAATTTCACCTCAAAGTTGGTACCGTTAAATATCCGCTTCAACTGACCGCGACCGGGCGTGGACAGTCTGCTAGCGATCTGAATTGCTTTGATTTGGATCTGGGTAGGGGTAGTGGTGAGCCCTATTTCGTATTCGGTAGTCGAGAGCCGCACGAAAGTAATCCGATCGAAACCGATCCAGCTCAGGATGAGTTCAACTGATGCGACTGTTCCGCGATATTTGAGGAAGCGAATGAATTCGCTTTGTTTTGTAGAATCCTCTTTCATGACCTTTTTCAGGTCCAATATGTACGGGCCAAGTTCTGTCAGACCCGCTTCAGCCAACAGATGGTCATAGAACTTCGGATTTTCAGCTGTTCTGATCGGCACTACCCTGGAAGGTGTATAGGCCGGAAGAAACTTCAGCAGTGAATCGTCAATCATGCGACCCCCAGCGTGAATGTGACTCTACCGACAGAGGCATATTCGCTAAGGGCGAGTTTCGCGTCGTCGAGCGGAGTTTTAAGGGTGAGCGAGACGACACCTTCCTGATCGAGGCGTGCGATGATCCAGGAAGCAGCCGGACCCCAACCAAGCCTTGATTTGGATCTCCATGCAGCTCGCAGTGCTGTTTCAACTTTGGTGAGGTGATTCTGTCCCAAGCCGGATTCGAGAAAGAACGATGCTGTGATATTGATAGACCGCTCTACAGCGAGCTGAACATCGAAGTCATCGAGTGCTGGACGAATGTGTTTCTGGGAAAGAAATGTTTTCACCTTCGCGAGTGACGTCGCAGGTGCTACTGCACTGCTTGGGTTTGGCTGAAGATAAACAATGACTTTACCGCTTTTTGTCTCGGCATAGACATCGAGGATGGGCCAAACTTCAGGGTCTATAATGCCGTCGTTTGCCGCGATAAAAGCCAAGCCCTCATACATGGTGAGGGGGCCAGCTGGAGAGATCGCGCTGAGTCTGTTCAGCATCCGTTCTCGGAAGGATAGTAATGATTCGCCCTCCAGTCTCTTTCCAGCGAAAAGAAAATCGAGTTCTGCGGAGAGCTTCAAAAGTTGGGCTAGACCTACAGCGTTGATTTTTTCCCTGATGACAAGTTCTGTCAGAGATTGCTCTGATAGCACTCGATAAATAGGGTCTGCGGGCCCAGGTCGCTCAAACTCTGGCACAGTTTGCTTGTAGTCAGCGGTGAAACGGTCCAGTTTGTCCGAGAGTATTTTCTGGAAATTTAGATCTTCAATTATCTGGGGCATTGAGTTCACAGATTTACACCAACTTGATAGGGTTTCGATTCCCAAAGGACATTCACAACCAGCTTTGCGCCATCGCCGTCCTTTTCCACTTGGACGGCATCAACATTCACGCCGGGTATCGCGCTCTGGATGCTTTGAGCCGTTTCGCTTGTGAGATCCAAAAGCCATTGCTCCGTCATGCCTTTCGCGAGATATGGGCGCAGATTCGTTCCAAACCATCGATGCATTCGCATAGTTCCTTTGAAGGTTTTGAGTACCCTTCTCAGTGATTGCCGGAGATATGCCTCTCCGGTGATTAGCTTCCCGGTGCGCTCATCGACGCCGATCATCCGAATGACTCAAGCTTCTTTTTGAGTGGCGGAAGTTTTGCTGCATTGTCAGTCGATAGCTGAGGTCCGGAACTCGTAGGAGTTTTTGATTCAGCAATGATTCCCATCGCCTCGGATATCGTTGGAATTAGACTGCACTGCTCGTTCTGGATCGTGACCTTGTCCGAATTGATTTCGAGATCAGTTGAATCCAGGGCAACTTTGAGACCGTCTTTGCGCGAGATTCTGAGCGTATGGGTCTCCTGGTCATAGGAGAATTGAAGGCCATCTGCGTATATGCGGAGGCTTTCACCGCGCTTTGTTGATGGCGGTGGCCTGTCATCTGAGTAAAGACCGGGCACGATATGTCCCGCCGAAGTTTCGCCATCCGGTGAAAGCAAAAGACATTTTTCCCCTGGCTCTGGCAGATCCCGATCAATAGTCCCACCAGCAAGGCCGCGAACGATCGGCAGCCAGCTTGAATCGAGTTCTCCGGATTCAACGCGAGCCAAGCTATTTTCGTAATCGACTTCCACAATCAAACAAGGCCGAATGAGGTTGGCAACGCGTCGGGCAATTTCTGTCTGGTCACGTTCCAACGCCTCTATTCGCTGCAGTATTTCAGTCAAGTCGCTCGCCATTGGCCCATAGCTCCCGAGGCATCGTTTCTGGTTTCTCATTGCGTACGGTCTGGTACGCGATTCTGAAAATCTGTCGAGTCGCAGCGAGAGGGATGTCGCCCTCGCGCTCGAAGTAGAATTCGGTCACGTCGAGTTCCACGCTCTGAACAAGCTTTTCCAGTTCGGAATCGTCGAGCAAAGCGGCTTCGATCTGATCAGCTAGATCGAATATTTCGACCTCGGGGTCCTTCTTCGGACGTATTACCGACTCGATATGAAGAGTCATTTCCCTGTCGATGACTTCGACCTTGTCAGCGAGGACTCGTTCCGTTGGAAAGTGAACGATGCACGCTGGCAAATCGGAAAGTGCGAGGGGTTGATCGCGTGGACCAAACCTATTCAGGTTGGTCGATTTCTTTATGATCACGCGCACCTGATCCCGTATGGACTTGCGCAACATGAGTCAAAACCTTCCTAGTGATCCGGACCCGTCTTCGTCCGGCCAGCGCAGCTCAATCTCATAAAACCCGAGACCTGTATTTCTGCTGGCACTGACTTCGTACACTTCACCGCTTCGGGTTCGAGTTAGGCGATCTCCTTCTTTCAAACCCGAAACTGTGGGGGACTGCGTGTGCAGGCAGCTTTTTCCCGAAATCACTTCTCTATCCCCCGGAGAGGCGTCGAAGCTCGACTCGTAGAAGAGCCCTGACATCTTGCCGTCCGAGGTTTCAAAGATTTCTTCATCTTCTGGAATTTCCATTTCAGAGAACTGTCAAGAGACAGGCGGCGTTCACGTCATACGGAACGAGGACCGGAGCCGATTGCAAGAGAACGATGCGAACGCTGGGATCTTCTTCTTCCCAACTCTTTATGAACATTGGTCTTGCTTGCAGGGCCTTGAGATCTTGTATTGCTCCGAAGTGTCGAACCCCACGGATTCCGGGTGCCATGAAAAGAGCATCTTTTGGACTAATAAAGTCGTACTCGACGCCATTCTCCTGGTATCGGCCTTCATGCATCCAGATATTGAGATCCCCGTAACGGCCTTTGAATACGGCCGTGTCATCAGATTGGGTTCCAGGAGTCAGCTGAATTGAAGTGTCCGCACCGCGTATAAAATTTGGTGCTGTCTCGCGAACTTCCGCGTTGGCAATAAAAGCGTCGAATGCCTCTGTGCCAAGAATCAGATCCCGTGGTCTGGTTTTTTTGTTGCTCTTTGAAGCTACACGCCGTTTGATTCCTTCGAGGAAGGCCGTCATCGGCAATTCTTTGTTGGACCAGAGCTGCTTATCCTTCAATTTTTCAGTCAGCGAGCTGTGACGTTGGAAGTCGAGAACAGTGTCGTATCCCTCCCCACGGATCGTGAGCTTGCCGGTCTTGCAGACTTCTGCAGCCATAACCTCCAACCTATTGCTGAGACCATCGACCAGGCGCGTGGTTTCCTTCATTAGGTGCATAGCGGCTCGCTGGTCCGGAGATAGTTGACCACCAAAGGGTTCACCTGCCATTCGGGTGAAGCCTTTGTCAGGAGTCAAAACCGCTTTTGGTTTTACATATGCGGGCTTGAAAGATTTGGTTTTATAGCCCTGGGAAGTGATCAGCTTGCCGCCAATAAGGGGATGAACGAAGGGGGCGATATCGTATTGACCCTCTTCGATGTCGAAGTAAACTTCCTCGGACTCCGAAGTTTTTTCCTCGGGAAAGTAGCGATCGAGAAAGAATTTCGGAGCTGGAACAATTCGCTCCACCAAGCCGTTGAGATACCATGTTGAATAGATGGGAAGTGGCATTCAGTCCTCGAAATAAATGGAGCGAAGTTCGAGGGCGTCTTTGATCGACTCGAAGGAATGACCCTTTCCGAGCTGTACGCCCCGTTTGTAGAATTTTCCGGTCACGTAAACGGCGGCCTGCTTGTCGCGTTCGGTGGCGTCAACATCTGCCGCAAGAATACGAAGAGGGTTTTGGCTTCCGTCTTCGATGGCCGCTTCCTGTTCGTCTTTTGCGGCAGAAAGAACAAATTTGCTCGATGTCGTTTTCTTCCCGAGTAGCGCGCCGCGAGTCAAAACCTGACCTTTCTCGACGGTCACAGTTTCCCGAACCACCGGGAACTGGCCGGTTTCGAGGTAATGATGTTCGATGGCTCCGACATCGCGGAACGAGGGCTCGAAGTTCACTTTTTTCTCCTGCTTGGCCTGAATGTCCCGATTGGGATTCAGACGATTCGCTCTAGGTTTTCAGAATTTGGACAAATCAATCCCAAGGCTCCGAAGAATTCGGAACGATGCTTAGATTCGGTTTAGGGTTTCGGGTTTATGCGCGGACGCGAAGACCCATGGTTTTGGCCATTTTCAAGTGCTGTTCCAGGATGTCTGAATCCGCCGATGGTTCGGGCTTGGCGCTTGGCATTTCGATGGAATCTTCGGACTCTTTAAGGAGCTCAATCCCCGATTTTCTAGTTTGCAGTCCGCGCTTCAGGATTTCGTAGGAGGCTTGCTCCGCCGACAAATCAGAGTCGATGAGACTCTGGCAGAATTCTGGTGAAGTTCTCCCGTGACAAAGACCACGAATCTCTTCAGCGCGCTTGCGGTCTTCAAGTATCGCTGCTTTTGTCTTCGACCGCTCTTCTGCTCTACCCAGGGCCATGAAGTGCTCGGCAAGATCCGCTGGAATATCCTTGGTCGCTTCCGGTCGTGATTCAACTGCAGGATCGGTTTTAGCTACTTTGCTCATCAGGTCCTCGAATGTTGTCAGATTGTCAGCCAATCCTTGTCGCAGAGCGGACGCCCCGACAAACACGGAACCTTGGCCGTAGTTATTTTGAACAGCTTCAGATGTTATTGAACGATTTCTTGCGACCTGTTCGATGAAGACAGTTGCCAAGTCGTTGATAACGCGCTGAACTTCTGCTGCACCGCCCTCGGTCGCTGGATCTCGGTTTTTGTTTGGTGACTGTGCGGAGACGAATCGTATCTCGTTTGGATTCTTTCCAGATCGAATTGCCGTTTGCACTCCGATGCTTCCAATAATTGCGGACGGAGAAGCATGGATTTCCTGGGCTGCAGATGCGATCCAGAAAGCTGCGGAGGCACCTGTGCCGCCAATATACGCATGAACGGGGATTTTTCCGCGAAGCTGATAAATCGATTCGGCCAGCTCGCCGACTCCACTTGCTTCGCCACCAGGGCTGTCGATGTCGAGGACAATGGCTTTGATCCCGGGCGTCTTTGCAAGTACGCTGATGTCATGATGGATTTGATCATAGCCACTGGCTCCGAAAAGATCGGTCCAAAAGTTGCTCTTTTTGAAAAGGGGGCCGTGAACCGGGACAATGCCGATTCCATCCCGGATCACGGATCTATGGGTATCGGCAGGCTTGCGATTGGGAAGACTCGCAAGGGCAGAAAGATCGAGATCACAAAGCGTCATGAGCCAGTGCAAACCTTCGTCCGACATGGCCCACGGCGTATCCAAGATTGCTTGCGCGACTGAAGACATCACCTTCCCCCTTCATGAAGGAAGACTATCGAAACAAATTAAGCTTGGGAATTATGCAGAAAATGCCCTGCAGATTTTTTTTCTTGGGGCTGCTCCATATCTGCTTCGGCTTCCCTTTCGCGCCTCAACTTCTCGAAATCTCTTCCTGAACCCTCTACAATGGCCCGCCTTGAGGTCGTGCCGTTGTTGATACGTTCGCTGTCAGCTTTGGCATCCTTGAGCTCATCGATCGATTCCATGCTGGAGCCGATCCATTCCGTGCCGAGATAGACGCGCCGTTTGAAGGGATCTTCAAAGCCTGGGGCATGAAGGATTCCCCTGAGAATTGCTTCGCTCGTGAACCACTCGTAGTTCAATTGACAGAATGCCGGCGCGAGCCATCCCCTTTCTGATCGGTATGTTCGCCAAGCCTTGAGGATCGCACCACGCGCGGCTGTATAGGAAGAGGAGAAGTGTGATAGCAAAACTTCAAAGGGAATTCGTATTGCCATTCCGATCAACTTCAGTACAGCTGAGACGAATGAATCAAAATTCACATTCGGTCTTCCGGGGGCGACGGATTCCACTTTTTCACCGGGGAACAGATCGACGATGGTCCCGGACCCAAACGGTTGGGTGCTGCGAGTTTTCTGCTGTTCTTCGCGCTGCGCAAGATGCGCGCTTGCCTTGCTGCCAAAAGGCGATGCCCCTTCGCTGGTTACGAAGATCGAGAAGAAAGCGGATAGGACTGCTGCGGAGATTTCGGCTTCCGTATATCGTGAAATTTGCTTGATTTTCTCGACGATCGGTGCAAGATAGGGCTCGCCGCGTGTTTGATCTGGCAATCTGTTTTTATACAAATGAGAGGCAATCACCACGCCTTGCTTGTCAAACCGCGGTACTCTCACTGTCTTTTGCTGCAACCCATCGTAGCCGTCTGAGTTCGCGATATGATAGGCGATCGGTACACCATCTGCGTCAAGTTCAATGCCTTCGCGAATTTCTCTATCAGCATATCCAAAATCGGGATTTCGGATGCGAGAGCCTGCCACAATTTGGATTGATGTTCCGAGTATAGCTCCTGGTCGCGGTTTGTACCTGCGGATTACGAGACAGTCGCCATCAAGCAAGACTGCACGCATCACAAGCGCTTGGTTGATTGCGATCGGACTCTTCATGGCAAAGTCTGAATAAATCGAATCAGCATGCAGGTTGTAGATTTTTTCGGCCATGCGCTCAAATGCACGGGCTTCTTCATCAGAGATGCCTAAAAGCTCATGATCGACTTTAGCTTGCGGACGCAAACCCGTATGGACGACATTATCGACGAGATTTTCGGTGGCTCCCCTTGCTATTGCCTCATTGCGGTCAAGATCTCTTGATTGGCGTCTCAAGGTATCAAGTGAGGGGAGTAGAGCGTCATCTGCCGACCCAGCAGCCGGAAACCAATGCTGCATCGCTCTGTTGAATTTGGATGCGGACCTATACGGTGTATCGGCGGCTATGCTGTCGAGCGCGCTTACCGGCACGATAAGTCCGGCAGGTGTAGTTGCTTCCATTGCTATTCCTATGTGGGTATGCCCAGGGTCAATCCTCGACCTTCAAGTCGATCGATTTGCCGAATCAGGTGTTTTTCCTCGGCATATAGGTCCTTAAGTGACCCACGAACAATGTTTCGGCGGTTTGCGCCCACCTGAAGTTCTGTTTCCTGGCCATTGGTTTCTATGAGGTTGATCGCTTTGCGGACCGACTTCAGTCGATCTTGCAAATCTTCAAGCGTCTGCATTCTTAACTCCTTCCAGTTGATCACAGATTTCGTCTATATTGAGGTCGAGGAATTCGCGCGCAGCGTCTGAGTAGCGAACGCAGTCGTGACCGTGATCGGCAACGCCGGCTGTGGTTTCGTATGTGAGAACCCACTGGCCTTCGCGCTTGACCCAGACCGCTTTCGGCGCTGCCAGCTCCTTACAGAAGCCATCGGATAGACCGGAATGCAGATGAATGATTCCTGGATGGGAATACGGCTGCGATGGTGTACTCTCCAGGGCCTTGAGCCAGAGCTTGCGCTGCTCAAGAGAAGCGCCGATTGCTGAGAACAAGCGTCCGTGCGTAGTGAGCTTTCCTACGGGCCAAAGGAAGACTCTGGCTTCTTTCTTGGTCGTCGGTTTGTCGATGATGGGAGCCGACACCGCGCCAGAGCCCTTGATCGGGAGCACGAAATCAGCCAGCCGATCGCGGCAGAATTCATAAACAGCACCGGTCGAGTGGCCACCTGTATCCACGCAGGTAGCGGCAATCCGGAGTTTCTGACCCAGGTGATGGGTGTAGAGGGTTCGCAGCTTCTGATCCACAAGCGCCCAGGTTTCCTCCCTGTTCGCGTCTCCGTAGATGACCCAGTGGTGAAGAATCCATGATTCAGCGCCGCGACCCCAGCCACGCGTGACGATATCGATATGGGATGGGTGCGTATCCACCCCGGCAGTCACAACTCCAATACCTGCGGGCAGGACAGCGTCTGGGTCGTAGTCTTCACGGAGGTTCCGAATGTCGTCGGCGTCGAGCGACTTGATAGAGGTATCTGAAAATGTCACCGCCTTGCAGTTGTTGACGAATACTTTCATCTCAACATTGTCAGTTAACCCGGCTTGATATTGGGTTCGGCAGCTTTTCCAAGAATACATGCCCGGTGGCGCATACAATGCAGGGAGGTGATAACCACGGACATCATCCGAAGCAGGCGTCGCGGTCGGCACCCAGAGACCGCCTTTGAGCATGTGAGTCTTGTCCTGCTCGTAGTGCCGATATGAACACTTGATGCAAAGGAAGGTGGGTTCCAGGCCGGACAGATCAAACTGTTCCCAGATGATCAATTGAAGCTCGCCGCAATTGAGGCAGGGGACGAAGAGTTTCCGCTGATCGGTTGTCTTGTACTCCCTCTCGATGCGACACCGATCAACCAGTGATGGGGTCGATACGTAGAAAAGCTTTTTGCGGCCCTCGTAGGCGCTAGTCCGGCCAATAGCAAGGCCGCATGGGTCGCCTTCACCCTGGCAATCTTCGTCATACGCCGAGACTTCATCGAAGACGACGTATTGAATTGAATCCGAACGTAGAGAGACTGCGGCTTTGGACGTGCCCAGGTTCAGGAATCCGCCGGGAAAAAGCTTCGTCAGAATCGTGTCTTTTTCACGGTTCTTCCCCTGGCGGTAGACTTCGAGTTCCTTGATTTTTCCTTGCAGGGACCCGCAGTTTGCGACAATGGGTGCGATGCGCTGCTTTGAAAATTTGGTGCGTAGTTCGTCGTTAGGCTGAACGATCAACATCGCCGCTGGCGAAATGTCCATCACCCAAAGCATCCAGGCAAGGGCTGCGAGAGTCCCGCCTGTCTGCCAGCCTTTCATCAAAACGACTTTTTCGATGCCATTGTCAGGCATCAGGCTGTCGAGGATTTCGTACAAGTAGGGAGTTCGCGAGAAATCGACCAAGCCCGGGAATGGGTTTTTTCCGCTCACGAGGAAGAGATTTTTCTGAGCATGCTCGACGATGGAGATATCCGGATCGGGAAGAATACCCTTGGCGGCGTCTTCCTCCACGGAACCAAAGTTCGAATATCTGAGCGCGAGGTTGCTCACTCAGGTCCACCTATCAGCAGGTCAGGCTGCGCGTCATGGGTGGTGATCTTGGAGGAGATATGGAAGAGGGCCTTTTTCATTTCGCCCTTGATGGACACTTTGAGCTCGCCGGAAGCAACTTCGATCGCCTTTTGGGTATTGGCGACCGCTTCGTCGCCGAACGCCTGACGAATCAGGTCGATCATTTTGGATTTAATTTCGCCGATCAGGGCTTGGGGCATGTAGAGGAGTGCATCCCGAGTGGTTCGGAAAGCTTGGAATGTTTCGAGCTTGTACTTGTCGGCGGGCATGAGAGTCTTGGCTCGTTCGAGGTAGTCGAGCTGCTTCAAGAGGGCGGAATAGTGCCTCTCCATTTCGTTGGACTCATCCAGCGGCATGTGGCCTTGCTGGCCACTCGTGGGCGCATTGGGGCGAATGTGATCGCCGTTATTGTCCTTCGCGAGGTTGGCGTTGTTGTAGAACTCCATGACTCCGGCAACGACATCGATCAGGATGTCGCCTTGGTCTGTGCGCGTGACTGATTTTGTGAGCCTGCCGGTCTTGAGCGCCTTGTTGATCAGCGGGCGCGACACTTCCAGCAGGTCGGCGAACTGCGCCTGCGTTATCTTCTTCGCCAAGTGGCTGCTCCAGTATTTTTTGAACGCGGTTAATCGGGGCCAGATAAGGATTTGTTCAGTGATTTTGGACAAATGGATTCGCTGTGAATCGGCTCGCGCGATTCATCGATTAACCCGGCAGAATTTCAAAATTGAGTTAGAGACCGGGGTTGATCGTCAACCGCTCCCTTTGCGTTCCAGAAGGACCCAGTTTTTTTGGCACCATCTGGTCGGTGATGATATTTTAATCATGCTACAGAACCCTTGTATATCAATGCTTTCAAGCCTGAACAACACTGTATCTTAGGTGTGATACCGCTGACAATTACGCGGAAAATGCCCCGCGCGGATTTTTTAGATTGGACCAGAAGATGTCAGGATGGATTTTCGGGTGTGTAGATAGCCTGTTCTTCCAAAATGCGGCTATACACAACGTTGTGGGAAAGTCGGGTTGTGCTGAACAGTCGCAATTTTTCGTAGAACAACAGGCCGAAGAGTTTGGGGTATTTGAAGAGAAACTCGAAATCGTCCTTGTGAAAGATCAGCAGAACACTATGGTAGTTGTCACTGCCCGCATATGCTGCGACCAATCCATTGGCTGCAGAGAGTTCGTCGCCATTCATAGCGGTCCAGCTGAAGAAAACTGACAGCTGATGTCCAAGCAATTTCGTTATGCCGACCAACTTGTGAACCTTATCGACATCCAGCTCCGCTGTTCGATAATTCTTGGATTCGCCAATCAGGTGGGATGTTTTAATTTTGCATAGCCTTTCCATGTGACGTTCGACACGTTCACCGATCATGGCGTGATGATCTATCTGGTAGAGGCGATTTTGATCTGTATCCGACGCATCCTCCAGGAATCGGCAGTTCTTTAGAAAATAGTGGGCAACGTTCTGCATGAGTCTGCCTTGCTCTGTTGGATTCTTCACGGCAATTTTCTTATCGTGAAAATCGAAGAGAGCCTGCAGGTGCTGGCGTGCTTCATCGTCGGTTATTTTTGAATTGATGAGAAACGCATCTTTCCGCGTTTCCAGGGAAGACGCTGCATCTTGCGTGGTCACTTCGCCTTGCAT